TCTTTACAAGAGAGATACTTATTCTCTAGTAAGAGAGTATCTTAAGCAAACAGATAGGGATTTAATGGCTGAATTATTAGTTTATAATAAACCTCCCGATGTTCAGATTCTTTCATGGTTGTGCGAAAACATACATCCTAACAAATTAGTTTTTATTGACAGTGTGGTAAAGAGAAGATGGAGTCAAAGGTATTTTTATGAAATGCTTGCGTATAGGCACGATGGTCTAAACTATGGCAGATTAAAAATGCCTCAGCGTAAATCCTATTCTAAGAAACCATACTTAGCAAGAAAACTTGGCATTAGTAATTCTAACGTAAATGTTCTAAAGCAATTACTAAATGATGAAGGCTTTGCTAAATATGTAAGAAACAAACTTAACAATGCTGATTCTAGATTGTTGGGCTTAAAAGAAAAGGAAAGAAGAACAAAAAGAACTCCTACCCGAATAGAGGTAAGAAGTTTAACGGATTATTTTAATGGTGAATAAAATGGCATATGTAGGTTCAAATAGCACATATATAATGTTTGATGAAATGTTGATAGTTGGATTTGGTCTTTCTCTTGATACGGTTAGAGCATTAAAAAAGAAAAGGAAAGCAGCACTTCCCCGAAATTTTATGCAAATGAAAATATGGAAAGTCTTAACAGAAGAACAGTTTAATTTATTATACACTGTTCTTCATAATGAATCAGTTGATATATTTATCGAATTGGCTATTCTTATGAATAAAGAATGGAAAAATACAGTCGGTAGATACAATAAAAACAAAAAACAAAGGGAATACGAAAGGACACCAGAAAGAAGGAAAAAGGCAGCCATTCAAGCAAGAAAATATCGTAAAGAGAATAAGTATAAAATTAGAGAGATAAGGAGAAAAAGTTATCTTAAAAATAGAGATAAGATTCTTAAAAGACAAAAAGAACGTTATTATAAGAATAAGGAGAAATAAATATGTTATGGACAGAAAAATACAGACCAAAAGGAATAGGCGACATTGTAGGACAAGAACATTTTACAATGGATGCTGAATTATGGATTGAAGAAAGAGATATGCCGAATCTTCTCTTTTATGGAAGAGCAGGGACAGGTAAAACAGGTGCAGGATTAGCACTGGCATATTCCATTTTAGGAGAAAATGCGGCAGATAACTTTTTCGAGATTAATGCATCTGATGATAGAAAACTTGAAACTGTTAGAACACTTATCAAACAAATAGCACAAACAGGTACTATTGGTGATGTTCCGTTCAAGATTCTGTTACTAGATGAAATGGAAGGAATGACAAATGATGCTCAGAACGCTCTAAAGAGAATCATGGAGCGTTATGCGAATAACATTCGTTTTATTATTACTTGTAATAATAAAAACAAAATCATTCACCCTATCCAAAGTAGATGCGCTAATTATCATTTCAAGCCTTTATCGAATGACCGAATATTGGAAGTTGTTAAAGGTATTCTTCAACGTGAAGAAATAACTGGATTTGACGATAATGAATTGAGTTCCTTTATAGCCACTCTAAACGGTGACTTAAGGAGAGCGATAACCGAAATACAGGCCGCTAAATACTCAAACATTTCACTCAAAAAGCAAAGTGAAATTTCATTAGAAGAATATGTAAAAATAATTAATTTGATAACTAATAAAGATACAACCGTTCTTTCTATACTCCATGATATGATTTATGCAGGTCGTGATATTTCAGAAATTTGTATTGGATTGCACGATGCAGTAATAAACATGAATGGTTTAGATAGTAATGTTAAATTTAAGTATCTAAGAACATTAGGAGAAAGTGAATATCGTTCAACAACTATGACACCAAGAGTATTGGTATCATGGTTTGTTGGGCAATTGATGTAAAGGACAAAAAAATAAGAAATACGGAAGTGAAAAGTATGCAAGAAAAATTGAAAAAAGAAATTGAAATAGGCGCAAAGATTGTTGAAATGTCTGTCGAAGAAGCGATGGATAAATTCAAGGAGATTTGTAAGGAAAACACAACAAGCGAGGATTCTCAAATCGCTCTCGCTCTATGGCGTGGATATGTTGGAAATGTTCAACGTATGAAGAAAGTAAGCAATAACTCTTCTAATACTGGAAGTAACTCTTTAGTAAAGAAAGCATTTGGTTTCTTCGTTGCTTTAGAAGCACCAAGAGATATGATGAGTTGGAACCGTAATCGAGCAAAAGAAGAATATCTTCGTGATGCTGATAGAGCGTTAGAAGATGGTCATGTTGCCGTTGCTACTCAAAATGATGATAATACATGGACTGTTTCCCGTTATCATAACAATGAGTATGAAGAGAAGAAAGTTTCATCTTTGCCTGATGGCGCAGAAGAAACAGAAGATGGTACTACCATTATTCCTCTTGATAATCAACCAACTTATATGTCTGGTGCAAAGAATCGAAACTATGGAAATCCTCTTCCTTTAGAGCAGTTCCGAAGAACAGGTATTTTCTATGGTTCTTTAGAAGGCGGAGAAATGAAAACTTATATGTTTTCATACAAGAATCAACCTTCTGTTGATTTTGCTCCTAATTGTTATGAATGGGTTCATTTCCTTTGTATTCCTAGCGATGACGGTTCTGCAATCTATGGTATGACAGAAAATACTTTGAAGAGCCTTATGCTCAATACTGACGTGGACCCCGAAGGTGACGATTATCGAGATATGTCAAGTTTTGACTTTGAATCTTGTTTAGCGACAAATTTCAAGAGCCATCTTGTTCCTCTTCCTGATGTTGATAGAGCGCACATTGAGCGACAAACTCTACCTGCAAGAGAACGATTTATTGTTACAGATGGTTCTGTTGATAGTATCACTATGACTGCTACTGCAAATGGTAATCGGATTATTAACATTAGTGACCTTTCTGCTGAATTCGTTGAAGATGGTGAAAATTACACAACTTGTTGGATTCCTAGCCATATTGATATTGACTTCGGAATTGCTTCTTCTGTTATTGTAGTTGGTCGAACATCTCAAAGAATTGTTGATGGTGTCGCTGATGCAGTAACAATTAACGTTTCAGGATTGTTGGTAACTAACCGTGTTGGTGCGCCTCCAGAAACAGTTGAAGTTGTTGAAGACGATTTAGATTGGTTTTGATTAGGTAATAATTAGAATCAAAGGATAGTGTAACAGTAGGCTGGTAATGACTGTCAAAGGGGTGCAAAGCCCTATTAAATGAGGAATTTTTATGACAACAGATTTAAAAGAAGAAAGATTCCTTTTGAAAGGCGATGCATACATCGTTGATTTAGCGAATGTTGATTTCTTAACTTGGAGAAAGAACGAGAAAGAAAACGGAACTTATTGGCTAAAGATGCATTTCCAAACAAAGGAAGCAAGATATATTTGCGATAAATATGAATTAGCAACTATCGTAATGGCATGGACAAAGATGCATGGTAAAGAATTAGATATAGATATAAATGAATTAGGTGATAGTTATGGGAATAACAGATAATACAAATAAAGATGAAAAGACAAATTTTGGACAAAAGCAAGAAGCATTTAACTCACGCTTTCGTCAAATTATGGAACAAAAGAGAAAGGACAGAAAGAGCCGAATGGTTCTTGGTATTTGGGGAGAACCAAAGACAGGCAAAACTGGTATTGCTTTGGATTTTCCTGAACGTAAGATTTACGTTTTAGATTGGGATAGCGGTGTTGAATCTACATGGATTGAATGCCATGACGCAACAGAACGAATTGAAGTATTTGACCCCATTGTTCAAGACAAGGAAAATAAAATTGATATTACTGCGTCTGAACAAAACTCACATGATTTTATTCGTTATGTTCGAGGTCAAATTGAAAGTGGTGAAAAGCCTATCTTTGTGATGGATGGAGTAGATACATGGTTTAAGAAATGTATTTACAAGGTTAATCCGAATCCAACAGTTGTAACAAAAATGATGCCATTTCAATATGGTGCAAGAAACAAAACTTTCTATCATTTGCTTGAAGCAATCTTCAATCTAAAATGTGATGTAATTTTCATTACTCACGAAACTGAAAAGTTTGTAGATAATGTTGCTACTGGTATTCAACCTGCATGGAAGGACTGGGGCGGAAAACTAGAACAAGAGATTCATTGTTCTAAAAGAAAAGTAAAGGGTGAAATACACTTTGTTGCTGAATTAATTGGTTCAAGAACTAATGGCAACTTAGTGGGAACACGTTGGACTATTCGACAAGGAACGCCGCCAAATATCGTTTGGAACGGTATTCCTGAATTGCAGGAGGGAAAGATTTGAAGTTTGCAACAAATACAAAAGATATTACAGAAGCATTAGAAAGCATTCAAGGAAAAGGTAAATACCTAACTTCATCAGGGTTTTCTAGTAATTCAATGGGTACTTATGTTTATATGAATTTAGAAGGCCGTATTCTTAATCTTTGGAATGGGGATGCAACCTTTGGAATGAATATTACATTACAAGTTTTAGGTGCAGAAGATGGAGAATTTATCTGTGATACACAGGTTATTCTACCATATCTAAAAAAGTTTGGAGATATGACTTTATTTGAGGGAGAAGATTTTCTTAAGATTTCTTCTGATAATAAAACTGCATCTGTTTCAAGGGTTGTCAATCATCCAAACATGACGGTATTGACTCGACTTAATACTATGCTTGAACATATTTCTTATGACGAAGGAATAGAAACCTTGCCTAAATTCGGTAGTTCTAATTTTGAAGGTGCTTTTACATTAGAACAATCAGTATTTGCAGATTGTATTTCATCTTGCGAATTAGCAAAGCATGGTGCATATAAGTTGGATTATGATGGGACTTCTGTTGAGTTTTCAACAGGTTCTACGGTTCAGAATAAATACAAAGAAACAATTACTCCTGACCAGAATACAGGAGAACCTGCAACACTAGAATTTAGTGGGCCACTACATAAATTCTTTCCAAAGAAATCGAAAATTAATTTCTATGTGAAAGATGAGTTTCCGCTACTTCTTGTTTCAGAAGATAGAAAATTAGTAAAAGCACCGTTCACATCGGGGAATTAAAATGATAATTAGTGCATTAGATAATGGAAAAACAATTTATACTTCATGGAGAAACGGAAAAAAGAAAGTAGAGCAGGTTGTAAATTTTATACCTTATTTCTATATTTCAGTAAATTCAAAGCGACCAAAATCATACAAGCCTTCAAAGTTTATTGAAAGAGATTTTGTTTATGAAGAAGGAGATTGGTATAATCTTGAAGGAACAAAACTTGTTCGTGTATATGTTGAATCTGCTAAAGATATTAAAATTGCAAAGAAAAGTTTTCTTCAGACATATGAAGCAGATGTTCCTTTATCGTTTAGATATGCAGTTGATACTTTAGGTTCTTTACCTGAATATAAAATGCGTAAATGGTATTGGGATATGGAATGGCAACAAGGTGGACAATATCACGATTGTATTACTACTATTGTAATGTATGATAATTATGATGAAA